CGAGGAGAGAACCTTGGCAGACCTAGAATAAAATTATCCACGATACACGCAATGAAGGGCGGAGAAGATGACAACATAATGTTGTTAACAGAGTCTGCATACCCATGCGTTAACAGTAAGTTTCCCGACGACGAGCATAGGATTTTCTACACAGGGATAACAAGAACAAAAGAAAATCTACACATAATAGAAACAAGTTCAAAATACAGGTATGATATATGAGACGAGAAGAAATACTAAGAAAAGCAGAGGGCTATATCAATGGTCCCAGAGCCAAGGACTACGGAGACTCACACACGAACCATTTGCGTGTGGCAAGATTGTGGTCTGTGATCCTTGGGCAAGACGTTACAGTAGACCAAGTGTACTTGTGCTTGGTTCAATTAAAAGTATCCAGACTAATCGAGACACCAGATCACGAAGATAGTTGGGTAGACATCTGCGGTTATGCAGCATTAGGAGGCGAGGAATGATAAACAGTACAGATGAGACATTCGAGGAAGACGTTCTAAAGAGCGATGTTCCAGTGTTAGTAGATTTTTGGGCGGAGTGGTGTAATCCATGTTTGCAGATAGCACCTGCACTTGAGGAGTTGTCAGAAAAGTACCAGGGTGAAATTAAAATCGTGAAGATGGATATTGATAAGAATCCGGGGACACCAAGTAAGTTAGGCGTTCGCAGTATTCCAGCTTTGTTTTTGTTTAAGGACGGAAAGGTTATTTCTAATAAGTCAGGATCCTATCCGAAAGCTGCATTAGATGTTTGGATCAAAGGCTCGATCTTATATGACGATGAGGAGAACTCTTAATGGCTAAAGGGAAGAGTACGTTATCCTTTTGGGAGAGAGAAGACTTTAATCACTTGGACTTAGAAACAGATTGGACAGCGCCAGATCAGTTTCCAGACTTAACGCAAAGCACTTACATAGCAATTGACCTAGAAACCTGTGACCCAAACCTAATGACACTAGGCCCAGGTTGGGCACGCGACGATGGTTTTATCGTAGGCATTGCGGTTTCTGCGGGAGACTTTGACGGTTATTATCCTATCAAGCACCAAGGGGGAGGCAACCTTACACAACGCCGTGTTATGGAATGGTTAAAGGTTCAATTAGCAACGCCCCATATTCCTAAGATCATGCACAATGCAACCTATGATGCTGGCTGGCTAAGATGGGCAGGTGTTAAGATCGAGGGCAAGATCATTGATACGATGGTTGCGGCTCCGTTGATTGATGAGAACAGATTTAGTTACAGCCTAAACAATCTTGGCCGAGACTATATTGACATGAGGAAGAACGAGAAGGGCTTGAGAGCGGCGGCTAAAAGCTTTGGCATAGATCCAAAGGGCGAACTGTGGAAGTTACCTGCAAAGTTTGTAGGGGTATACGCAGAACAAGATGCTCGAATGACCTTGAAGCTATGGAATAAGTTTGAGGTTGAGCTTAGTTCTAATGAATTATCTTCTATCTTTGAGCTAGAGACAAGCCTCATACCGCTCATGTTAGATATGCGTGAGCGTGGTGTTTGCGTTGATGTTGATGGTGCGGAGCGTGTTAAGAAAGATCTTCTGGCAATGAAGAAGGTTATTAACGCAGAGATTAAGAAGGACGTTGGCTTTGAGATCGAGCCGTGGGTAGCGACGAGTGTGGCTAAAGCTTTTGATTATCACAACATACCATACGATAAGACAGAGACATCAAACAAGCCGTCCTTTACAAAGGCATGGTTGCAAGGGTGTCCACATCCGATTGCGGCAAACATTCTACGTCTCCGGGAGTTAGATAAAGCGCAGAACACTTTTATTGATAGTATTCTTAAACACGCGCACAACGGACGTATTCATGCTGAATTTCATCAGCTAAGATCCGATGACGGAGGTACGGTAACTGGGCGGTTCTCAAGTTCAAACCCTAACTTGCAACAGCTGCCTGCGAGAGATCCACAGATTAAGTCTTTGATTCGTGGATTGTTTATTCCAGAAGACGGTGAGAGATGGGGGAGCTTTGACTACTCTAGCCAAGAGCCCCGATTGCTTGTGCATTATTGTGCGTCCCTATCTGGATCAGACAGACATACGCAGATTGACGGCGTTGTTGAAGAGTATCACAAGGGCGATGCTGACTTCCATCAGATGGTAGCGGACATGGCAGGTATTAAACGCAAACAGGCTAAGACTGTTAACTTGGGCATTATGTATGGAATGGGTAAGGCTAAATTAGCTGCTACAATGGGCATTTCTCCAGATGAAGCAAAAGATTTACTTGATTTGTACCATGATAAAGTCCCATTTGTTAAAGGTCTGGCAGACAAGGTTTCACGCATTGCACAACAGAACGGTAAGATAAGAACAATCTTGGGCAGACGTTGTCGGTTTGATATGTGGGAGCCTATGGCATTTGGGTATAACAAGCCTATGAAACTTGATGACGCTCGAAGAGAGTATGGGCCTCAAAGGATTAGACGTGCGTTTACCTACAAAGCCCTAAATAAGCTCATACAAGGCTCCGCAGCAGACCAAACTAAGAAAGCTATGGCTGACTGCTATGCGGAGGGTTTGGTGCCTCTTATGACCGTACACGACGAGCTATGCTTTAGTGTAGAAAGCGATGAGCAAGCCTCGAAGATTACAGAGATTATGGAGACAGGGTTAGAGCTTAAAGTTCCAAGTAAAGTGGATCAGGAGTTAGGAAACAATTGGGGAGAGGTTGGTTAAAGTAGATTTAACGCCTGGTGCTTTGTCTCATCGTTACGTCTTACCCAGCCCTTGCCAAACACTTCAAATGTATCGAGGCTTCTGTAAAACTTGTCCCGAACATAATGCATTTGTTTAATAATCTCTTCTGGATCTACTTCAGCTACTCGTTGCAAGGTTAAAGGTCCGATGCCACCATCTGCTTCAACACCTACGATGCGTTGCAGTGCTTTAGATGCACGAGACTTTCCAGAATTTACAGCCCAATCGAAGGTGCTCCAGTCAACGCCAGAGGGTAGATCGTCTGCCCGAACAGCGTCCCAATAATTTTCTTTGTAAATTGGATAGACATCATCGTGGGTTAGACCTTCCATTTCTCCGTTCATAACTTGGCGTCCAACGTATTGTTCGTAAACTGCCCTGGTTACTCCAAAATTAGTTTCCCCACCTGGATCTTGAGCATGCCAGACGTAGCCCCCTTCGTGTTCAAGAAGCCGTGCCATACATTCTTCAAAGTTCTGTCTCATTATGCACTCCTTGCAGTATTTAATCTTTCAGCTAATACTTGGTCATCAGGGTTAGGTAATACAATAGGATTTACATTGCTTACGTTTGAAGCTGGACTAGGCGGTACAACAGAAGGCAATAAATTAGAGACCCCAGATTTAATTGGTGCGGGAAGCTTGCTTATTGCTTCTTGAACAACGGGTCTGTTAGCTCTTGCAATAGCTTGAACCCGTTGCCTACCCGTTTCTTCACCTTCTACAGTTGCTTGCGCGATAGCTTGAGTTAAGGCTGTTGTAAAAGCCTGCGCGCCTTGACCAAATGGATCCCCTGAAAGAATTTTTCCTTTTAAAAAGTCACCTTTTAAAACAGATAATTTAGATCTAGAAGCCATCATCATTTTTAAAATTGCAGGGCTTCGTAAAATTGAAGACATAAATTTAAAACCAGCACCCGTAGCAAGGAGTGATACAAAGTTTCCGCTCATTAGTAAGTTACCAAGAGTAAAGCCTAGTGCAATTTGTGGCGCAGCCAATCCACCTTTACCAGCAAGTTCTGCGTTAGATACTTGAACCATTCTATTAGCCAAAGAGTTTAATTGTTTTGCCCCTTGAGCACCAAACATAGACTCGACTGTTTCGTCGCCATAACCTCTAAGAACAGATTGAAGTTTCTTGCCAAGTGATCCTGATTGAAACGCATCAATAAAATCATCTGTTAATCTAATGCCACCAGCAGTGTCTGTTGTTGCTCCTATTTGTCTTAGGATCTTGCCCATAGAAGCATCTCTAACCTTATCCATAGTAACTTCAGGTAAAATTCTTTTTGCCTCTCTAACAGCATTTGCATTTTGAAACACGGTTTGTGCTATAACATCTGGGTTGTTAGTTGAGTTTAAAACTTTTAAAACAGTGTTGCTATCTACTGCCTTTCTTGTAGCTTGCGCTGCTTGGAAGTCTCTTAACGCTGGCCCTAAAGGTAGATTGTCTAACTGAGCTAGTACGTCTGGAGCAATAGTTGATTTGTTTCGTTCTATCACTTCAAGCACGTCATCTAATGCTTTTTTATCTGGTCCAAACAATTTATCTAAAACAGACCCTTTTTCTCTGACGTTTGCGGCAAGAGCCAAAGGATCTGCTCGTCTTACACCCGTAGATGGGTCTACAGTTATTGAGTCTTTAACTGCTTTATTTAAGTATTGTTTAGCTAAACCCTCTCTAACTTCTTCTGCAATTTCTTTCCCTGTACCCATTATAGCAGACATTTCATTAGCTTCTCTAATTGCTTTACGTTCTGCATTTTTTATTGTTTTATAGGTCGGAGAATTAGGGTTCATGTTTTTAGTTCTTGCAACAGCTTGTTCTAACGTTTCGTTTGAAGTGTACATAATATTTTTTAAAATATTTGCTTGTCTATCCGATCTAACAATACCAGCAGACCCTAATGTTCTTTGCGTAGATACGCCCTTAATAGCTTGTAACAATTCAGTGAGACCTGCTGAATCGTCTTTTAAAATAATCTCATCAAATACTTGTTTGTAGTTTAAACGATTGTTTCGAGCACCTTTAATAATTGACTGAACAGTTAAATTATCAAATCTTTTGATACCTTTTCTATATAAACTGTTTGTTTTTGTAAGAAGGTTTAAAGATTCAGCAGCGTCTTTGGTTGTCAAACCTGTAAATCTGCCCTTTGGGTCTCTTATGCCACTACTAAATGGACCTGTTAGATCCGCCAAATCAACTTCTGCTTGCCTAAAGGCTCTGTCAACAGAACCTTTTAAACGTCCTAAAGAAGCAACATTTGCATCTGCTATTAGCACAGGGCTTTTAGATGCATCAATAAGACCAGTACGAATTAAACCGACTTCTCTTGCTGTTGCATATTCTCCTAATCCTCTAACTCGTTTAGCAAAGTTAGTGGCACCAATGTCTGCGATGCTTTCAGAGCTTAATCTTTCTAATTCTGACTTAATGCCAGCAGTAGGTATAATTTTTTTGTCTTTTAATTTTCCATCAATGTTTTTATATAAATCATTAATATCTGCATCAAAAATCTTTTTACGCTCTCTAACTAAAGTGTCTAAGTTTTTAGGAACAAACTTATCGCCTTTAAGCTTTGCTGTAATTTTATCTATTTCAGATAAAACAGCTTTATCCATTTTTATAGTTGCATCAGCTAAATCTTGGTTGGCTGTAGAGTAAAATTTAGTTATATCTTTCTTAACTAATAAGTCTAAATCTTTTAATTGAGCTTTGTTTGCTAAACCAGCTTCCTCAAGTTCTTTTAAAACTGTGCTTAAATTACGTTGCGCTGCAGCTTTGTTTGGAAACACTCCTTCATAAACAGCTTGTAAACGACCCAAGATAGGTCTGAAACTGGGGTCTATACCTGCAATTGTAGGAGAATACCCTTTTTTTATTGCATCTCGATACGCTTGTCTTGTAGCTTCATTTGCTTTTCCGCCAGGGCCTTTTATAATTCTTCCAATAAATTTAGATAAAGCACGTCCAACGCCTTCGCCTACAGCCCATGTACCTGTTTCAAAAACAGCATCTTTAAATACTTCGTCATCTGTTTGAGATTGAATACCTTGAGCCTCATCTATTTTTTCGTCAAGTATTTTTCCGCCACCAGCGGCCAAAGAAGACAGAGCTATGCCAACGGGAGCACCGTACCCAGAAAGAATTAAAGCAGCTCCTGTTCCCGCAAGTATTGGAGTTCCAGCTTCCCCACTAAAATCTTTTACATCATTCCAAGAAAGACCTTCTTCGTCTAACGCAATGTCGTCACCTTCACCAAGACCCATTGTTTCTCGGCCTTTTTGATTAGCAATAAAACGTCCAAGAGCGTCTTGATAATATCCATCTTCACCAAGAGCTTGATTTAAGTAAAGTTTTTTATCACCCTCTGTGTCTGCTCGACCAAACATATACCGGGAGAAAGCATTGTTACTTGAGACCCCCGTTGAATAATCAACACCAGGTGCTTTATAAGTACGAACAAATTCCTCTTCTGATATTTTTCCCCCAGTATCTGGGTCTATGCCCATCTCTCTTTGACGGCGTCTGTACTCTACTATCTCTTCTTGTGTAGCACTCATAATATCAAATGACTCTGGTTTCGGAGCCAATTGTTGCAAGATTGTTTGTTGTTCTCGTTCAGTTGGAGTATCACCTTCAATATTAACGGTAATAGGGCCCTCTGAAGTGTTTATAGTTATTTGTCCCACTTAAAACCTCTTAATCATATACTATATCGTAAGTGCCATCGTCACGAACCTGAAACCGTCCCATTGTTTGTGCAGTGATTTCTCCACCAGGTAAGTAAGGTGAAACATCTTCCTGTGTTGCTCTAATAACTGTCATTCCCGATCCTTTACCTTGTCCCGGTAATATTCGGGAAACTAATTGATCTTCAATTACTTTCATTTGATTTAAATTAGTTTTTTGAGCATCTCTCATTGATTGCATTGCACCTTTTAACCTAGTTATCATTGCACCTGTGTCCGAAGTAGCGAAAGAAAAGCTTCCACCACTTAAAGCATTAGGCCCATACACAGCTTGTATTAGAAAATCAACATCCCGGTTAGAGATTGAGTTAGCTGATTGAGTCTCTCCTAGTGTTACTTTAATTAAAGGTTGTAAAGCAATAGACATAGCTGTTCTCGCGTCTTCTACATTCTTAAATGTTTGACCTTGTAAAGCCCCAATTCCAAAAAAAGCACCGCCTTTTCTAAAAAGATCTTCAGTAGCTATATTCCCAATAACCTGATTGCACGGGATGTAATATTGCATTATTGGATTTTGAGCTGAGAAACCACGGGTGACAATAAACTCTACAGTATTAGTCC